GTTTTTGCAGGCGGTCCATTTGATTGGAGTTTTGTTGTTCGAAAATATCTTTTATCTTTTGTGAGATTATTACAAAAGAATAAGTATGTTTTTGAAGCAGCTCCTGGTACTAATGAGACGTCTCCTGAGTGGACTCATTTGTTTGAGTATTTGACACAACATGGTAAAGATCGTATTGTAGCTGGAGATTACGCAGCCTTTGATAAAACAATGCCACCTTGTGTCATTGCAGCAACTTTCACTATTATGCGAAGGCTATGTGAAAAAGCTGGGTACTCCGAAGAACAATTACGTGTCATTGATGGTATATCCGCTGATACTTCTTTTCCTTTGATGAATTTCTATGGAGATTTAGTTCAATTTTACGGATCTAATCCATCTGGTCATCCTTTAACGGTTATCGTTAATAGTTTGGCCAATAGTTTGTACATGCGTTATGTTTATTGTCTTCTAAATCCTGAAGGTCAAAATTGCAACAACTTCAAAAAAGATGTTGCTTTAATGACTTATGGAGACGATAACATTATGGGTGTAAGGCAGGGGTGTGACTGGTTTAATCACACAAGAATTCAACATGCTTTGTCAACTGTAGGTATTAAATATACTATGGCTGATAAAGAGGCTGAATCCGTACCATACATTTCAATTACACAAGCTTCTTTTCTCAAAAGAGAATGGCGTTTTGATAATGATATTGGATACTATATGTGTCCTTTGGAACATGATTCAATTATCAAGATGTTAACTCGAGTTGTTGCCTCCAGTATTCCACTGGAAGAACAAACTATGGAGGTAGTAGCCTCGGCAATACGAGAATACTTTCACTATGGTAAAGATGTTTTTGAATTGAAATCCAAGATGTTACGCAAAGCAGTTGAGGATGCAGGATTACTTCCTTATGTGGAAGATCATACTTTTCCAAGTTGGTCGTCATTAAAGGAAAAATTTCTTAGTTGATTTCGTTAACAAAGCGGCTTTATGATAATCAAGTCGAATTTAAAACCAAAAGATTTCTCATGTAATTAGTTACTGACACACATACAGTGGTTTGTATATTGTGTGTAGTGTGGAG